AGAGCTTTCACCTCACGGTGGTTCGCGGAGAAGTCAAATTCTCTAACGTGGACTAAGTCCGTGTTGTGTAAACACTCGATGATCTAATCATCTGTCTCCGACTCACTGTCGGAATCTGGGTCCGTTAAGGACCTGAGGAATATCATTGCGATATTCGCACCAATCGCATGGTGCAGGTGGAGAACCACCTTGGTGACTGGGTCACCCATTAGTACACCTCTCTTGGTGTAAAATACTTCGACAGGAGCTCCGCTCCTATCAAGGGTTTCCACTTGACGTGGACCTGTCAGTGCAAAAAGCACTGTTTCACGGTACCAGTTCGGTACCCCTAATAACCGCATCAAACGGTTGACCATGGCGCCTGCCATGTATGGATCCTGGAAGTCAGTCGCCTGCTCCCAGTCTAGGCTAGTCACACTAGTCTGAATTCCCTCACTAAAGAGGAATGACGCACTTGGATTTTTGTGCGATAAACGCTTGAAGAAGTTCCAAGCATGATTGGCGGCTCCAATGCCGCTCTGATCCTCGGGCATAGCCTCGAGAATTTTTAAACCCATATGAGAAAATGGGTGAAGTAGCAGCGCATGCTGCAGTACGGAAACCGTGATGGTACGGTATTTCCCAAGTTCAGCCACCAAGCTGATTCTGCAACTCATACAGTTGCGTTTGTAGACAGAAGTCCTGTCTCTGAATGTCCCACAAGCCCAGTGGAACAACATCTCGCCTTGTGACGAGTTACCGATAGAGAGTATCTTACCGGTTAAATGACCTGTTTCCAGGTCCACCTCGGGTATTTCCCGATTTGCGTGGAGAACACGCCTAGCTGCTTCCAGCTTTCCGCCAACGTTGGTGTTGGTAAAGAACTCACCTGAGTCCGATAAGGAGATTTTAGCCTCCTTTACAACGCTTTCGAAGAAGCGTTCTCTACCCGATCCTAAACGGACGAGTAAGTCACTGTAAAAGTGATCAACGGCCAAACACAGTGGCCCTTCCAGGAGACGGTACATCTCCTTGTCTGACGGAGTCGTCAGAATCGCCTTTGTTTTGGCGAGGGTGCGATCGTAGATCGCACGTGGCGGTACGCCACAGGCGCGGGTTTGCGCCATGATCATTACCTGGTAATGACTAAGGGGTGTTTTACCCCGGATGAGTGACAGAGCCACTCTCAGCGCGGATAGTTCGCGCGGTACAACGACATTTGACATGTCACTAGCTGGATTAAATCCATGCATCTTGACGCTCTTACGAACGTCTTTGACCTTGCTAAAGGTCAGAACCCGATCCGGGTCAAGGTCCTTGAAATAATCATCAAGGCAGTTTGAGATCATGGATCTCATAATCTGGTCGATTCTCGACCAACTCTGAAAATCAGAGGAGCCTGGGAAGGCCAATACGACCTGCATGAGCAGGCCATCAACTAGAGCCAAAAGGCTCCGAAACCGCTGCAAAGCGGCATTATTCACCATCTTGGATTTCAAGAAGGTGTAATTATCCTTTCCTTCCGGAGAGGAACATCCGGCCAAAAGCCGGACCATCTTCCGCTGAAAAGCGGATTCTTTGAGCTTGCGACGACGCGCGAGCTGTGGGTACCAATAGGTACCCTTTTTGAGGATCCTTAAGGCATCCCCAACTCTTAGTCGGTCAAAAGTGACCCGACTGTCTAGGCCCGTTAGGGCCCTGGGGAGTTTACACTCCCATATATTGTCTGCATTATGACAGACATGAATTTTCGGCATCTCACCTTTGCCGATGATGTTATCTGCTGTAAACAACAGATTGAAATCGAAGAGACTGCGATGTCTCTTCTGTTCGGAGCACTTACAAAGGTGCTCCCCTTTGCGTCCGTAACGTAGGACGCTCGTAGACGGAAACGTCTTAAGGGATAAAACATCCCTGTCTTGAACCCACGGTTCAACGCCCACTAAGTGGGCCTTTTCGTTAGCGGATGTAATCACATCTTTAGATGATTCCGC